TAGATGCAACACCTTTCCTGCTATTTTTGGTAACAAGGTATAACTACCCCGTAGCGATCAAGCCGCTAGTGCAAATTTTTCGTCTGCGTTTGTTTTGTTTGCTTGATTTACGGTCATCGCCTACCGGTAACTCCACGTTCTCTATTGCATCAGTCGATCCTGGTTCGGCCCCATCAAAAATGCACTACGGAGTATACGTGTAATGCACTTTTGGTGGAGCCGCCGGGCACTGCCCCCGGGTCCTGTCTACCGTTGATTGGCTTCAACGTTACAGTTTATTTATAACACCTTTATCCAAAGATGTCAAGTTCTAATTGTTCTGCTTGTTTAAATTTTTCGTCTGTTGACTTTACAGGACGTAGCCAACTATCTGCAATATATGCTCTTGGACTTGGACCAAATCCTATTTCTAAATCATCTGCTTCAATCCACCAATAGTGATCTGTTACCGGTGCTTGACACGGCATGCCTCTAAATTGAAATTGTTCACGTTCGTTAAACTTGCCAATGTATTCAGCAACATCAACAATACGTCCTATGTTCTCTGGACGTAACGAGAACACAATATATGCTTTATCACCTTGTTTACAATTCATTCTCTTTTATTTCTTTGCTCATTTTATACTTTAACATAAGATTACTTAGATCGTCTGTTTTATGTAGCCAACCATCTTCGCCTACAATATAAACTTCTCCTGGCGAATATAAAGGACGACCTTTTTTGCCTCCTGGTTCTCCATTTGGACCGTAGCCCATAACTTCTTTGTCCCAGTCGCCTGTAACACGGAACTTGTTAATGCCTTGTTCTATACCGTAATCAACCCAAAAAGTCATTTATACTCTTTCTACTAGTTTTGCTTGGGGATATTTCAAAACAAAATGTGTTGCTTGTTTTGACTCTGGAATTTCTACGTAGATGTCACAACGGCAATATGTATCTCCTGGTACCGTTTGACTTTCGCTTCTTAGCAGTTTCCAATCCCAATTATTAGATTCTATTGTTTTATATAGGTCTTCGCCTAGTTCTCGTCTAATCCATATAGGTTCCATGTGTGTATCTGCATGGGTCCATTTGTATTCACATGAGCTTAGATAAAACCTCATTAATCAAAATCTACATTAAAGGAAGTTCCACAACCACATGCTGATTGTGCGTTAGGATTCTTTATTTCAAACATTGAACCTATAATATCTTTTTTATAATCAACAACACTGCCTATAAGATACATGACGCTGGTTCCGTCTACAATAAAGTTTTCTGTTATATGTTCGTCTGTTTCGTTAACTTGACTGTTGTCAGTAACTAAATTCCATTCATATTCAAAACCGGCACAGCCGCCACCCTTTACACTTAACATAACTGCTTGAGCATTATGTTCTTTACACAGTGTATTAATTTGGGTAACGGCTGATTCGGTTAGGTCGATCATTTACATCGCATTCTTTTTGTCTTGGATTTCTGCTCTACGAGTCTTTGCTAGTTTTTGCAAATCTCCAAGTGCTTTTCTGGCTCTCGCCGCGGCAGCTTTAACACCCTTCTCGTCAAAGGTTTGTGCCTCTGCTAGATAGTTGTTATATGCCTGTACGATTTCATCGTGTAGTGTCATGCCTTTTCTCCTTAGTTTACGTTTGTATCGCCAGACGCTGTAATAATCCTTGCACTGTAGGGACCATCCCCTACTCGATCATTTAGTCTGGCTGTTGGGCGTCCGTTAGTTTTCTGCGTACCGGATGCTGTTATGATCTTACTTCTGTGTCCACAATCAGTAAGAACAATATCTTTCAGTCTAGCAATACCTCTAGTGTTTGCTTTTGTATCGCCAGATGCTGTAATTATTTTACCGCCTATAGTAATAGGCACTGGATGACTTGGATGGCTACAAGTACCAGTAGTTCTGTCGTTGAGTCTTGCTACTCCACGTGCCATTATGCTAACAGTGCCTCAATTTGTTCTACAACTGCATTTGCAGTTTGTTCTAATGATGCACCAACTGCACCCATTGCACCTGAGGCTGCTTCTGCGGCAGCACCTGCGGCACCTGCGGCAGCACCTGCTAGGTTTTCAATTGTTGGAGCAAGTCCTTCTTCAAGGTTTCCAGCAAGTGAATCTAGTGCGCCACCTGGAGCAATAAATGCTTCAATTTGTCCTGCGCCTGCTTCTGCAACACTAGCAATTCCGTCTAGTGCGCCAACTACGCCTGCGCCAACTCCACTAATAACTGCTGTTACTGCTTTACAACTTGCAGCACCAATTGCATCTAATGCTTCACCAATTACGGCTGCAACACTGTCTAATGCTCCTGCAATAGCATCTGTTGCTTCGCTAATAGCATCTTGTAATCCACCGGTAGCTTCGTCGATAGCACTAGTAATATCATTGATTGCGCCTTCAATGCCGCTTACTAAGCCGGCAATAGCATCAGTTGCAAGTGTAAACAATTTGTCAACTGCTCCTGCAATCAAATCTGTAACTTTTGCTACAATAGCACCTATAGTTGCACCAACTGCGGCTACTGCACCTAATGTGGCTGCAATGGCTGCTTCGGCTGCTCTTGCCGCTTCTGCGGCAATATCTCCTGCCACTGCGCCAAGTGTGCCCATTAGATCACAAGCGTCACCGCTTGAGGCTGCTAACTTAGATGCACCTTCTTCAACAGCGGCTTGCAATGGACCTGCGGCTGCTTCTAAGTTTGCCGTTAGTCCTTGTATTTGTTGTTGAAAGGGATTTAAAACCATTTTACGTTACTATTCCTGTCGTTTGTTGTGTATATTGCTTACCAATTTCTTCTTGTGTTTTTGATACACAACTAACAGAATTAGTACGCAACATAAATTTGTTATCTGGATTTACACTAAACATATATGGAGCAAGTCCTAAGCCTTCTGGCTGAGCAACTAACACCATTGGTTTCTTTAGCGTGTAATAAGTTTCATCTTCTTTGTCTAAGCGAGCAACTAATTCCTCGCCCGAACTTAATTTAAGTGATATTGTATCGCCTTCTTTGTATGGAGTTTCAATTAACATTATAATGTATGTCCTGTGCCTGTGTAGCCTGTTTCTTCTAGATACGGGCCTAGTTTATCAAACCCGCCAATTGCTGTTCCGTTAATACGGATCTGTGGAACAGTGCGAGCGCCTGGGAAGTTTTCTAATAGTTCTTCCTTTGTGTAGTCAGTGCCAAGTGACTTGTATGTGTACTTTAGTCCACGAGTTTCACAAAGTTGTTTTGCTTGTTCGCAGAAAGGACACATTGGCTTTCCAAATATTTCAATCATAATTCAAAACCTTTAAATTTATCTTTATCAACATCTTGCTTGATGCCACCAATAACATAAGATTCTACTTCTGTTTCTTGCGGTGCAACTTGCAAGCCTGAACTTGATAACCAGTGTTGTGTCCAAGGTAGAGGATTAGTGTTTAACGGTTGATCAAAAATTGCATTCATACCTAATGCTTTCAAACGTCTGTTTGCAATGTACTCTACATATTGATGTAGTAGAGTAGCATTAAGACCAATCATTGATCCGTCTTTGAACAAGTACTCTGCCCAATCCTTTTCTTCTTCTACACAAGTCTTCCATAGTTCATATACTTCTTCTTCACACTCTTTGGCAATAGATACCATTTCAGGATCGTCTTTGCCTTGAGCCCAAAGTTTTAAAATATGCGTACTTAATGCCAAGTGCTGTGCTTCATCTCTAGCGATAAGACTAATAATCTTAGCACTACCTTCCATTAGTTTTAATTCACCAAAACCAAATGTACAAGCGAATGACACATAAAAACGCAGTCCTTCAAGTATATTTACTGTATGCATTGCAAGGTAGAGTTTCTTTTTGACATCACGCATCTTACCTTCTTTACGATGGAAGAACGCATCAGCCGCATTATTAAATGCATCGTAGTGTTTGGTTACTGAAACAGCACGTTCAATAATCTTTTTATCTTCTAAGATTGTATCAAATACTTCTGTTGGATCTGCATATACATTTTTCATAATGTGTGTATACGAACGTGAGTGGATAGTTTCAAAGAAGTCCCAAGTAACAATACAACCTTCTAGTTCAGGTAAACTTACATGAGGCAAGAAACTTAAACAAGGTCCACGTCCTTGTACACTGTCTAGCAGTGTTTGATACTTTAGATTAGCAGTAAAAATGTGCTTCTGCTCAGGACGGAAGTTAGCATAGTCTGCTCTATCTTTCTGTAATGAAACTTCTTCTGGACGCCAAAAGTATCCAAGCATAGTTTGGTTGAGTTTATCAAACACAGGAAACTTAAATGTATCGTAACGCTGTGTGTTCTGCTCTGCTCCGAAGAACATAGGTTGTTTTGTAAAGTCAACCTTATCTTTATTGAATACTGTTTTTGCCATTCGTAAATTCCTTATACTACAAATCTATAATACTATCAAGTGTAATACTTGTCAACCTTTAAATTGCACAAGCCTCACACATTTCATCATCTTCAGATGTCATTGCATTTGGTATGCCAGCATCAAATGCTTGTACTTGAGGTTTTTCATCCTCAACTTCACTTGGGTCAGTTTTATAATCGTAAGTGTTTTGATAGTAACTAGTCTTCCATCCATATTTGTATGTGTTTAACAAGTCTTGCATCATTACACTCATTGGTACTTCGTTATTTTCAAAGTGGGTTGGATTGTAACTCCAGTTACCACTAATAGCCTGGTCAAAGAACTTCTGCATTACGGCTACAATCTTAATATAACCTTCGTTGCTAGGCATGTCCCAAAGCAATGTGTAGTGGTTCTTTAGTGTTTGATACTGTGGAACAATCTGCTTAAGAGGCCCTTTCTTGGACTTCTTAACGGACAAGTATCCTCTAGGTGGTTCAATTCCGTTTGTTGCGTTCGACACAACGGAACTGCTCTCCGAAGGCATTTGTGCGGACAGTGTTGAGTGCCTGAGCCCGTGTTCCTTGATAGATGTTCGTAAACTATCCCAATCATAGTTTAACTTGTTCTCCACAATAGTATCTACATCCTTCTTATATGTGTCAATAGGAAGAATGCCGTCTGCGTATTTAGTACGTTCAAAGTACTCACAAGCGCCGCGCTCTTTAGCGAGTGTGTTACTTGCTTTTAACAAATAGTATTGGAATGCTTCTGTTAAGTCGTGTACTAGTTTCCACGCTTGTGGATCATCATACTGTACTTTTTGTCTTGCTAAGAAGTGTGCTAGTCCAATGTAGCCTACACCTAGTGAACGTCTTGCTTTAGTAGATTTCTCAGCAGCCGCAATTGGATAACGCTGATAGTCAATAATTTCTTCCAGTGCTCTTACTGCTAGATCACATAGTTCTTCTAAATCATCTAGTTCTTTAATCACACCAACATTAATAGCACTTAGAATACATAGAGCAATTTCACCTTCTGGATCATCAATGTGGGTTAATGGTTTAGTTGGTAATGTAATCTCTTGACATAGGTTACTCATGTATACTGTATCTTTAAACGAACTGTGTGTGTTAGCGTGGTCTACATTCATAATGTAGATACGTCCTGTTTCAGCACGTTCTTTAATTAGAGCAGAGAACAATTCCATTGCAGGAATAGTTTTCTTTTTAATACTTGTAGCACGTTCGTACTTTTCATATAGCTCTTTAAACTCATCTTGATTGCTGTAGTATGCTTCATATAACCCTGGTACATCGTGTGGTGAGAACAATGTAATATTACCGCCTGTCAACAAACGCTCATACATTGTTTTGTTTAACTGAATGCTGTAGTCTAGTTTACGTACACGGTTGTCTTCTGTACCTTTGTTGTTCTTTAGCACAAGGATATCTTCAATCTCTTGATGCCAGAACGGAAAGTGTGTGGTGGCAGAGCCGCCGCGAACACCGTTCTGCGTACAACAACGCACCGTTGACTCGAATTTTTTCAAGAACGGAATAATACCAGTGTGTGCGACTTCTCCGCCTCTGATCTTAGAGTTTACTCCGCGGATGCGTCCTGCGTTGATTCCAATGCCTGCTCTTTGGGCAGTGTAGCGGCCAATAGCCATGTCACTAGCAAATATGGAGTCGAGAGTATCGTCACTATCAACAAGAACGCAACTAGCGAACTGACGGATAGGAGTGCGAACACCGGCCATAACGGGTGTAGGAATGTTGACTTTAAAAAGTGAGGTCGCATCGTAGTATCTCCTTACGTAGTGCATACGTGTTTCTTTTGGATAGTTGTGGAATAGTGTTGCCGCAATCATCATATACATGAACTGCGGAGTTTCAAAGATTTCGCCACTGCTTCTATCTTGTACAAGATATTTGTCAACTACTTGACGCATACCTGCATAGGTAAAGTTTTCATCACGCTTGTGATGCATGTAACTATCCATGCGATTAATTTCTTCTTCAGTATAACTTTCAAGAATTTCAGGATCATATACGCCACGTTTAACATTTGCTTTAATAAGATCAATAAATGGCATTGCTTCAAACTGCCCAAATACTTCTTTGTATAATCCGTATGTTAACAAACGAGCCGCTGCATATTGATAGTTAGGAGCATCTAAACTAATTAGGTCGTTTGCTGAGCGTACCATTATTTCTTGTATTTCCGAAGTACTCATACCATCGTAAAATTGTAAGTTTGCATTCATTTCAATTTGACTGCTACTTACCCCTGCTAGTCCTTCACAAGCAAATGCAACCACTTTGTGAATCTTGTCAATATTAATTGGTTCTTTAGAACCATTTCGTT